AGGTATGCTGGTACAGACAACTAGTACCTTAAATACCTATGATTACCATAGACTAGTAGTAGATGAAGCTGGAGTAGCTGCTACTCAGACACTTGTTAATGATTTTAATGATAGATATCGTGTAAATGCAGGTGAACCTACTACAAGTCTTAACGAAGGAGATCTAGTATACGATACCAATGCTGATAAGATGAAAGTGTATGATAGCACTACATCAGCATGGAAAGAAGTTACATCAACTGGAGACTTTAAATATCTATTCCTCTGCCCTGCAGGTGGAAGTGGAGCACCTACTTTTAATGGTAGTATTGCTACATATGACTTAAGAGAAGGTAGTAACTCAGGAGCTGCAGCTAGTGTAACTAATGCAGCACAGCTTATCGTTAGTATTAATGGTGTTATACAGAAAGCTAATACAGGAACAAGTGCTCCTAGTGAAGGCTTTGCACTAGTAGATGCTAATACTATTATATTTGGTACTAACTTACCTGCTGGAGCTAATGTCTTTATACATCAAGCTGGCTCTGCTGTAAGTATTCCTGTACCAGGAGATAATACAGTATCTACAGCTAAGATACAGAACTTAGCGGTAACAACTGGTAAGATAGCAGATCAAGCAGTTGATCTTACTAAATTACCTCATGGTGATGGATCTAGTAATGGTAAATATCTAAGAAGTAATAATGGTGCTGATCCTACATGGGAAACAATATCTCAATATAGTACACCTTTAACAACTAGAGGTGACTTACTATATAGAGATGCATCTGGAGATCAGAGGCTCGCTAAAGGTACAGCAGGTCAGTACTTAAAGATAGGTGCTAATGACCCTGAATGGGCTGATGTTGTTGGTGCTGTAGCTGATGGATGTATCTTCGAGAACGATCAAACAATATCTAATAACTATACTATTGCTTCTGGTAAAGGAGCACACAGTGTTGGACCTATAACGGTCAATGCCACTGTAACTGTAAACGGAAACTGGGTCGTAAGCTAATGGCAATTACAATTAATGGTACTTCAAATAGTATCGCAGGACTGGCCGTTGGTGGATTACCAGACGGTACAGTAGATGCAGCTACTTTAGCAGACAGTGCTAAGTATGATGATAACAAATTACAATCTAATGTAGCCATTCTTGGATTTAAAGCAGCTTCAAATGGTAGCTTGGCTAAGTACAATTTAGTAGATCAGATTATCGATGAATACGAAGATGCTACTGGTATAGATGCAAGTGCCTCCACTAATGAAGCTTTAGATACTGATGGATACGCAGGAGGAACCGTAGGAGCTAACCACCCAACAGGCGGAACTGTTACAACCTACGGTAATTATAAAGTGCATACCTTCCCTACTGGTACAACTACCTTTTCAGTTCCAATGGCTGGTACTATTGATATCCTCGCAATCGCCGGAGGCGGCGGCGGTGGTGGTGGAATGAATGGTGCTGGCGGTGGTGCAGGTGGTATGATTGCTACTAGTGGAGTAACAGTTGCAGAAGGTAATTATTCCATAGTTGTCGGGGCAGGAGCTTCAGGCGGACATGCTGCAGCTGGTGATAACTCAACAGCCGCTAACGGTGCTGATACAACAACAGGTGGCATAACAGCTACTGCAGTTGGAGGCGGTGGCGGAGTTAATGATGCAAGAAATAGATCAGGAGCTGGTGGAAACGGTGGATCTGGTGGAGGTTCAGGTGAAAACGGTGGATCTGCTGGAACTGGAGTGGCTGGTCAAGGTCATGCTGGTCAATTAAGATCTTCTAATTCCCGAAGCCAGCCTGGTGCTGGTGGTGGAGCTGGTGAAGCTGGTGGTACAGATGGTGATAGAGCAGGTGGAGATGGTTTACAAAACGACTTCCAAACAGGTAGCAATCAGTGGTATGCAGGCGGAGGTTCCGCTGCAAGTGACTCCAATGATGGAGCTATTGAGGGCGGCCAAGGTGGAGGTGGTTCAGGAGCTGGAACAGCTGCGGCTGGTGGTAATGGAGTAGATGGAACAGGTGGAGGCGGCGGCGGTGCCGGTGAAACTCAATCCTATAATGGTGGAGACGGTGGAGACGGTGTTGTTGTTATTAGATATGACACAACTAGTAATTTCAATATTACCCTCGGTTCTGACTTAACTCTTGTATCTACAGCTACTACAGCAAGCTCAGCTCCTACGAAAGCTGATTTAGTTTTACTTGTAGAAAATAAAGCTGGTACTGCAACTATTAATACTGACTTAAAAGGTTATATAAGTAGAGACGGCTCAGCATTTACTTCAGCTGTTACTTTTGTAGATGAAGGATCATGGGGTACAAATAAAAAGATATATGCAGCACATGATGTTGATCTATCTGGTATTGCTTCTGGTACTTCAATGAAATATAAACTTACCACACATAACCAAACTTCTGGTAAAATAACTAAAATACACGCAACATCATTAGGTTGGAAGTAAATGGCAGAATTAAAAATTAAAGCGGACTCAGGCGGTGGAACCGTTTCACTGAAGGGTCCAGCTACAACAACAAGTAATGCTGCCGTTCAGCTCACTCTTCCAGTGGATGATGGGACAGCAAACCAATATTTAAAAACAGATGGCTCAGGTGCTTTATCTTGGGCTACTGTTGATACATCTATTGCAGATGACTCAATCACAGAAGCTAAGTTAGATATACACGCAGCTCCTAGTGGTACTGATAAATACCTTGGATATACCAGTAATGGTATGGAGTGGAAAGTACCTTCAGGCTTAGGTAAAGTTCTTCAATGGAAACATAGTACAAAAACTGATGTATCTTCTCGTACTCATAGTACTTTTATTGATATTCCAGGAACAGATGAAAATGGTAGCGGATCAATTTTTGAATGTAATATCACTACAACTGGGACAAACAAAGTTCTTGTAATACCAAATATTATGGTAAGTAGTTCAAATATGAGCTGGCTTAAATTAATTAGAAATACTGGTGGTACAGATACTGACCTTGGTAAAGGTGATGCAGCGTCTAGTAAACGAGATATATATTGGGGTGCTTACGCTGGTGGTAATTCTGTTGGACCTATGTATTTTGGTGTAATGCCAATTACAGCTCATGTTTTAGATTCACCTGGTGCTGGAACTCATAGTTATAGATGTCAGTTTGCTTCAGATGGTACTAGTTATACTATGTATATAAACCGTTCTGCTTATGATGCTGACCCTTACCATCCTAGAACGCAATCAGCAATAACATTATTGGAGTTAGCAGTATGAGTTTAGATCACGAAGCGATAAGAAAAGCTTATCCTGACGCAGTAACCATAGATGATACTCATGGTGCCTTCAAATTAGATGGATCTAAAATAGATTTAGTTCAATCTGCAGTTGATGCAGCAAGAGTAGAGTTAAATAAACTTAACTACCGAGGAGCTAGACGGCAAGCTTACCCTGATATAGGGGATCAGCTGGATAACCTCTACAAAGATATACTCGCTGGAAAGGTCGATTCAACGGGTGAGTTTGCGAAAGCAATTAAAGCAGTAAAAGATGACAATCCTAAACCATGAGTAAAGTAATAGCAAACACATACAGGCATTCAGGTGCCTCAACTGATGCTATCACCTTAGATAGCTCTGGTAATGTAACTTTCCCTGGTAACTTAACTGTAACAGGTACAGTTACTGGAGATAATGATACTCTCTATGATGATACAAATATACGAAAGGATTTAAACACCCTAGCTCTTCAAACAGCAGTAGATACTAACAGAAAAGCTTATAACTTAACTAATAGCTTTATAGATCAATTTGAAGATGATACAGGTATAGGTTCTGAAACAACCGGAGATCGTAACGCAAGCGAATTTTGGTCTTCTGTTATACCTGTAGCTGATGCAGGAGGTTCTCTTGTAGATCTAACTAGTTCTAATACTGACTGGTCATCTGGTGCATCTAATGACAACTATGGAGATGGAAATGATATAGGAATCGATGGATCATATAACTATAGTTACTTCCAAGCTTCTAAAGACCTAGTAGGTGATTTTATAATTCAATTTACTGGTGTTAGTAATGACATTGCTGATAGTCTAGACAGTAACCACCAAAGTGATTATTATGAATTTGGAGTTACAACATCAACAGATCAAGTTAACCATAACTTGAACCATCATGACGATAATAGCTCTGCAACTGCTCCATTCTTATACATCTCTTTCGGAGGTAATAATAAAACTATAAATATCCGAAAGGGAACAGGTCAAGATAATAGTATAGTACAAGCTCGTTACGAATCAACCTGGTCTTCATCAGATACATGGAGATTTGCTAGGAAAAGTTCTACATTATATTTACAAAAAAACGGGGAAACTGTTTATACTTTTAGCTCTAGTCTTTTTAATACCACTGCTGATTTAAGAGGTATGTGGGGTTTTGGTGTAGCAGCTGGTAATAGAAATTTCTATAATTGCAAGTATAATGCTGGAATAACATCAATTAAAGGTATAGATCCTGATACAACTAATGCTACAGGAACCTTAGTTGGAACTGCAAACACAGCATCTTCCTCTAGAACTAAAGTATCTGGTACATTCCTTTATAAGGATGCATCTGGTACTGCAACTATTGGAACTGATTTAAAGATCTATTTTACCTGTAATGGTGGAACTAACTGGACTGAGGCTGCGTCTTATACAGCTGGATCAGATTTCAGTACAGGTATTAAAACTATTTACTTAGGTCAAACAACCTGTACAGCTGGAACTGATATTAGATACAAAGCAGTTTGGGCCAACCAAGCAGCTGGATCTAAAGTCACAGAATTACACGGAATAGGGGTGAACTACTAATGGCAATTACACATGTAAAAGAAGGTGGTTTAGATATCACCAATACTGGATCTGACGGTCAATTCCTTAAGAAAGCTGGTACACAGTTCACCTGGGATACAGTAGATACATCTATTGCAGATGATTCTATAGCTGAAGTTAAGCTAGATATCAGTAATGCACCTAGTGACGGTAAGTTCCTTCAGTACAAAGATAGTTCTGATAAACTTACCTGGGCTGCTGCATCTTCCGCTGAGATCTACGGATTCACTAAAAATGGTAACAACTTAAACGTTACTACAACAAATGGTGGTGCTGATAATATATCAGGTGCTACCTACGCTGCTTTTAACGAAGCATTCTTCGCTGCAACTGGTTTCTCATGGAGTATCAATGCAAGCGGTAATCTAATCGCAACTATTTAAAATCATGGCAACTATTGATTTAGGAAAAATCAAACAGGTGTGGCGTGGAACGTATAACAACGGTACTGCTTATACAGTAGATGATGTTGTTGCTTATACAGATGGCGCAATCACCTCTTCATATATATGCACTACTGCATCTACAGGTAATGCACCGTCTTCAGGCGGAACAGCTCATGGATCATGGGCTTATGTAGCTAAAGGAGCTGCAGGAACTCCCACTACAACTAGAGGAGATATAATTTATAGAGGAGCAAGCGCAGATGCAAGGCTTGCTAAAGGAACAGCAGGACATTATTTAAAACAAGGTGCCAATGATCCTGAATGGGCGTCAGTTGCTACAGACTGTGTGAAAGTAGCTTCTGGTACTGCGTCTTCTGATGGAGACACTGTAATTACTGTAGATAACGTCTTCACCACTGATTATGATTTATATAAAATGTATTTCTGGTGGAGAGAAAATGCTTGGACTAAAGTTCAGTTAATAAAATCTGACGGAACTCATATTTCAACAAACGATTATGACTGGATTGGCACATATTCTAATAGGAATAGAAGTACTAACGCAGAAAACACTGATAGTTATGGCGGTGACAGCACAGATTACATCGCTCTGAATTATTGGAATGGTCATGACGATATCCCAGCAGTTTCTGAAATGACTTTCTTTAGACCGATGGATGCTAATACCCATCCATCAGGACTAATGAATTCACAGGCTCATAGCGGGACTACACAATATGTCCAAAACGGCTCATGGAGTTATGTTGGTACAGTAATGGCTATAAGAGGTTTCAAGCTTATTGCAGAGAGCAATTCATTTAATAGTTCAACAGGCGCAGGAGAGTGTCATTATGTAGTATATGGATACAAATGGTAACTAATTATGAGTAAAATAACAATCAACGATCACTCTAGTGGTGTAGTTCCTACTGTAACCTCTAGAGAAATGACATCCGCAGAGCAAGCAGAATTTGATGCTTTTAATGCTCGTCTTTCTGGGGACAATGATCCTCGTAAAAAACTTGCAGATGCATTAGCAAAAAAACAAACAGATAAAGCTGCTGGAATAGAAAAGCTAAAAGGCTTAGGTCTAACAGCAGATGAAGCTACCGCAGTATCTGGATAATGTCCATCAATCTCCCACGCCCTAACCTACCCAAGCCTCTGGACATCCCTGAGATGTACTTTAAACCGCCTACAGCGGACGTTCCAGCCTTCCGGCCCATCGTAGTACCCCCAAGTGATTTAGAACGCCCAGAGGAGACTGAGGAGGTCAAAGACGAGGAGACTAAGACAGAACAACCCGAACCGCCTAAACTCAAAATACCAATCATAGATATTCAGCTACCTGTTCCTACTGTGGAAGTGGTAGCTGTAGCATCTTACGCGGCTGTTTCGGCTGTAGTAGTAACTACATTCGCTGAGCCTGTATCTAAAAACATCAAAAAAAAGGTACAAAAATTCCTACAAGGCAAAGTTAATAAATGGAAGGAAAAACGGAAGAAAAAAAAGGACTCCTTGGTAAACTCAAAGATGCCGCAGAAGACCAAGAACACCAAATCCAAATCCTCGGAACTTTCGTCAGATTAGGAGTGGTTGTTTGGTCCGGATTCATCATCACTTTAAACTACGTAGAACTACCCATGATTAAGAAATCTGGTAACTCAGATATCACGTTCGTGGCTAGTGTGTTTACTGGTGCACTTGCGACTTTTGGCTTGACCACTGGTAATAAAGATGGTAAAGGAAAGACACCTGTAAACTGCCCAATGTTAAAGAAAAAAGATGAGTGATTTCTTTCAAGTAATCGTATGGAGCTATGTCTATGGACTAGCCATCGTATTACTCTTTAAATTTATACAAGACACTGCAGAAGACTAAATGAAGAAATGGCTTTTAGCGCTGTTACTATTGTCACCAACAGCTGTAAAGGCGGAATTGGTGACGCCACAGTTCACGCAGGGAAGCATGAACTCAACCACTACAACGACCCAAGAGATCACCGAGACAATCGAGATCACGACCTATGGGTCTGCATTAAACAAATGGTCAGGAGACAACATAACCCATACCTCGACTTCATCAGGTGGTATAGCGGATTCAGATTCGGTCTTCAACATGACAACGGCTGGGTCAGACTTCTCGCTAGAAATCGTAACCAGAGCTGCAAGTCAAGTATTAGAAGTAACCGAGATCGAAAGAGAGATAGAAACTACCTCTACTACGGTCTCCTTATCAGTATTTTCACAATAGGAGTACCCGCTTATGCAGAAGAAGGAGAAACCAACAACACCTCGAACCCGGTTGCTGCGGCTACTGGAAATGTCACAAACCAAGCTGTGCAGTTCCAAAACAATGGAGCACCTAGCAGACAGGTACTTGGACCCAACATATCGTGTAATGGGGCCACAATGACCTTTAGCCCATTCTATATGGGCAATCATACTACTCCATTTGACGATGCAATGGACCAACAAAGCTACACTGTAGCTGAGAACTGGGGAGCACAGATTAACTTTATGGTCCCCCTTGATGGTTCATTAATTGAACGCTGTAAAGCTATCGGAGCTAGACAGCAAGCAAAGATGGAACTCGACTACGAACTAGTTAGAGTTCTAAAATGTGCAGAATTACAACAAAAAGGCTTTATGATACGCCCTTTGACAAGAGTATATAATATGTGTCAAGATGTAATTCCTATTTCTGCATTCAAAGCAGAAGTTGCTAAAGCACTAGCAAAGAAAAATCCACCGCCACCTAAAAAATGGTATCAGAAAATCAACCCATTCAACAAATGATCGTACTAATTAAACCAGTTCTATTCGCATTTATTAAGTCTACTGCAGTTAAACAATTAATAGTAGACCTTTTAGAAGGTTTGGTATCCTCCACAGAAAATACCTTGGATGACCAAGCTGTAGCCGCTATTAAAGCTGCACTATTCCCAGGAATAAAGTAAATGACTAAAAGAGCTACTGAGCGACAGTTTGACGAACTCCACAAGCTTCTTACCACAGAATTTCTATCTAGAATTAAATCAGGAGAAGCCACAACAGCAGATCTGAAAGCTGCAGCTGACTGGCTCTTCAAGAATGATATCACTGGTATACATCTAGATAATACTGCTTTAGGTAACTTAGCAGATATTATGCCTAATATAGACTTTGACGCAGTACAAAAGGCAGTGAAACATGGCTCCTAAAAAGAAACCCTACTCTCAATTAAAGAAAAGTGCGAAAAATTACCGCGACAATGACGCCGCTCGAAAACGTAAAAATGCATCGCAGAGAGCGCGTAACAAGCTCGCAATCAACAAAAAATACCGCGCCGAACTCAACAGAGCCCGTCGTGATGATGGGAACTATGGCAAGGGAGGGGACGACTACTCCCACACTCGTGACGGGAGACTAGTCCGAGAAGACCCATCTAAAAATAGAGCAAGAAATCGTTCAAGAAAATGACCACTCAAACCCATCCACCAAGACAAATTAAGCAACGATACTACTATATATTCTGGTCTATAGCAACTATATCAGTTGTTGCAGGTCAGGTTTATGTAGCTACTGGATATCGAGCACTTGCTAGCGCACTGACTAAGGCGATTTGGAGTATAACTTGAATACGATAGAATCAAAGCTCCATGATGACTTTAGATACTTTCTAACAGCCGTCTGGACGCATTTAAATCTACCTCCACCTACTAGAGCACAGCTCTGCATTGCTGAATACTTACAAAATGGACCCAAAAGATTACAGATCCAAGCATTCCGTGG